GAATTTTATCTGATGGTAAAAGAAACATTCAACATGTTGCTGATTTCCCTAAAGAACTTTATAAACATGCTAAGGAAGATTTTACTGAAAATAAATCAGACTATGTTAAATGGTATGAAGAATTTAAAGACAATCTTCTTAAAATATTATGTTTACATAATGTAAGAGATTCTTTGTCTTATATAGACTATATTTGTAGTTCTATATATTATGTTTATCAAGCAATAAGATTTAGAAATAAAGTCGAATTAACTGCTACTCTAATCATGTTGCTAAGAAATTCATTTCCTAATTGTTCTAAAGTTATTAATAATTATATTATTCAATATGTTGAAACATTTACAAAATCTATAAATAGTAAAGTCAAAGCCGAATCCTTTCCAGATATTGATGAGGCTTTTTCTCCTAAAAAAATTTTTGAAATGGTAATCTCTAGTCAAGTTGTGAGATCTACTAGAACTTTCATTATAAATATGGTTGGACTCAAATTTTTCTCTGCAGATATGTCAGAAAGATTTCTAACTGCCATTGGTGATTCTGCAGCTAAAGATAAGAAAGTTAGTATGTTAGATTTTACATCTAATATGATAGAAGTAGTAGAATCATTTACTAGGTTTGGATTCAAGTTTTACCAAACTGGATCTGTAGTAGCTGCATTATTAAATAAAGATATCTTATCACAATTCATCGATGACACTACTGATATTTCATTAGCTTTTAAAAACGTGTATATCGGTGACGATATGAACTTTAAAGAAACCATTGCTCAAGATAGAATGAGTGCAAAGGTCTTTCTTGAATCAATTAATGTTTTTATTACTAAAGGTAATAAGTACCTTGAATCTATGAAGACCAATCCATTATTTAAAACTAGATTGAATGAATTAAAAATGATGAAAAGATCTATTATGGTTGAAATTGCTTCTAAAAGAAGAATGGCTCCTATGGGGATCATACTTCATGGAGATCCTGGTATAGGTAAATCTTCGATACAAACAAACATCTATAAATCATTTTGCTTTTCTACTGATCGTAAATATTCTTCTGATCTTGTCTTTCATAGAGCTCCGAAAGCTAAATATTGGACAGGTTATGATCCTATTATTCACCCTATTATTCATATACCCGAACTTGGAAGTATTTCAGCTAATTTAGCTCTTCAAGGAGATGAATCCATTAATGAAATGTTATGTGTCTGCGATAATGCTCCCTATTGTCCAGATCAGGCAGCCATTGAAGATAAAGGCGCCAAATATGCTATACCAGAATTAGTATGTATTGACACTAATAACCCAGAGATGAATCTTAAGATACTTATGGCTGCACCAGCTGCCATTAGAAGAAGATTTATATACATAGAGGCTACCGTCAAACCTGAATATGCTATACACGGAGGTGTAGGTATTGATCCTAAAAAAGTATTAGATGTCAAAGATAAAATGAATATCTGGGATTTTAGAATTTATAGATAAGTACCTTAAGTAGGTGATGTAAATATATTTTCTATTAAAATTCCCTTTACTCATGATGGAGAAGGTGATAAATCCATATTTGATATGTATGGATTATGTCAATTTTTACATGAAGCTCATAAGGAGCACGTTGCTAACCAAAAAATGTGTTATGATGCTAATGATATCGACATCTGTAAATACATGAAACCTTCAGAATGTACTGTTGAGGATATATTAAAAATGAAATTTGATGATTTACATCACCATATGACTCCTGTTACTGCTGAATCTGATAGTATTCAAATTGGACCACAAGTCCATCCTACCATAACTAAACGCAAGTTAGCTAAAGAGAAATTTGAGGCTAGTGTAAATAGAACAAAGAT